CCGATACGTAAGCTGTTCCCGATGTACCGTCGGTGATAAAGCTAATGGTGTCTCCTGAAAAAGTGTGGATAAACTCTACAGTGTTAGAAGGGATGTAGTAGTCGCTAGTAGTAGCTGTGCCTGAAACGCTGATATGTACGTCTACAGTGGCAACAATACGTGTTACTCGTTGAGTAATAGAAGTTGAAGAAGCAGCAGAGCCTGATACGGATACTGTCTGAGTAGCTCCGGGACGGAGGCATTGAATAGGCTGTGCGCCTGAATCTCTTGCTAAACGTGACATGGATGTTCTCCTGAGTCAGAAAGTGAAGGGGCCATTGCTGACCCCCTGTGTAGTGCTATTATGCGTCGTAGACAGCAAGTACAAGACCAGCTTCTGGACGGTACACCTGAACACCATAGAGAGTGTCAGCAGTGTACAGAGTCGAGAGGTACTCTTGCTTGTACTGAGTCTGTGAACGTACAGCCATTTGCTCTGCGTGAACAATAGCGTCCTTGTGCATGAAGACACAACCACGGACGTTAGTCTGAAGCGTTGGGCAGTTAGATGAAACGTATACGTCTACACCGTAGAGGTTACCGATAAGGCCGGTGTTGACAGTCTGTCCTGATACAAAGTCAGAAGACGAGAACCGATCTTCGCCCATAATAGTATTACGTACTACTGGAGGAACAATAATGCAACGTCCGTCCATTGGTACGTCAGCGTCGTCCATAAGCTGAATAGCTTGACGGAAACCAGCGTCAGTAAAGTTATCACCAGCAGCTACGCTGTGACCACCAGCAGCATCAAACAAACTTAATGGAGTACCGCCAGTTGAAGCAGCATCAAAGAAGTAAGAGTTACTGTTTTCCCAGTCAGCGCCAGAAGGAGCAGCAAGGTCAAGAGTACCGTCACCAAAGCCAGTAGCAGCATTCATAAGGTCAGTGTCAACCTTAAGAGCAAGCGCATAACCAGCGTCTTCAGTGTAGAACTGACGGAGGCTGTTAAGTGCTTGTACTTCTACGATGTCTTCGATCAGACGTGAGTACTCGAAGTGACGATCAACGTCAATTAAAAGTTCAGTGTTAGCAGTCTGCTGAATAGTTACAGTGTCAGCAGCAGTCTTCTCACTAGCAGCACCACGAGTAGGCTTAGGGATGTGGATACGATCGCCTTTCTTACCTGTCATAGAAATTTTCTTGACAAGTGGAGCCATCTTGAGGTTCTTTTGGTATGCAGCAATAATCTCATCACTCCAGATTTCTGGAATGAAAGTATTAGCGTTTGCTAGAGTAACTGTATTACTCGTTGTTGGGGTTAAATTAGCCATGTTAATCTCCTAATAGATTATTTGACACGACCCTCCGCATACGCTGCCATAATCTCATCGGCTAATGCTGTATAACGGTCTGGGTCAGTTCTCATTAGTTTAATAATGTCGGCCCTTCGATATACTTTTTTACGTCCACCCTCGCCACTACCTCTGGCGTTGCCTGTATTAGCTGCTTTTAGTTGTTGCTTACGCTCCTGTTTTTCAACATTAGCGGTCTGTTGTACTACTTGCTTCCGTTCTTTCCAGAGTGAGAAGAGTTCGTCAGCAGAGTCAGCATCGTACTGTTGGTCAGCGGCTACAAACAATTGAGTCCTAATCTTAGATGCTTTAATCCACTCAGCAAACTTAGGATCAGCTAAGATCTCTTGCATGTCTGGGTGCTTGTTATTAAGCGTTGCTAAAGCAGCTTGTTGCTTGTACTGCGAAGAGTACTGCTCTGCTTCTTTAATCTTAGGATGATTCTCAATTGCCCTGTTGACAGCGGCTTGAGGATCTGTAAAATAGTCTATATCGTCTTCAGGCTCAACAGTTTCTTGTTGAGGTGCTGATTGCGGTTGACTAGCAATGTAGTCATCCACGACTTTACGAAGTTCGCCTACTTCAGAAGATTGACGACCTAGGAGCTTTTCAGCCTCTTGGTGCATTTGTACTACTTCTTCTAAAGACTTACCTTGGTACTTTTCTGGTAAGGTTGATTCTGGTTCTTGAGGTTGCTCAACTTCTTCTTGTTGAATCTCATCTACTTCGTTGGTTTCGATTTCGTCCACGTTGTCCTCTAAAGGTTGTGGATCTACAATCGTAGCTCTTGACATGATTAAACTCCGTGATCGTTATCATTATGGAGATGTTATTGTTTACGACCTGCTTTTTCGTGCTCCTTCACCCACTTTATATGAGCACCGGGGAATGAACCATCGGACCCATTGAGGTGAAAGGACGGGGCAGATACCATCCTTGTAGAGTTAGCGCCGCAACCGCACCTACTGGTTGTAACGGTAGCCTCTACAAATTCTTCAGTGACGTGACCGTTGTCACATCTAAAATCATATACTTTATACATAGATGTCTTCTTGTTCTTCAGCTTCAGCTTGTTCTCTGGTTGCTTCTATCGTAGCTTGTAAGTTAACAATAGTAGCAAAAGCAGCAAGTTGTCCTTTACGGAAGAAAAGTTCTTCTACGTCTTTAACTGTTTGTACATCAGACAGTTGTTTACTAGTTTCAGATATTTCTTCTAAGAGTTGTTTGAAGCCTTCGTTATTGAATAATTGATTAAAATTATCAAAGTAAGTTTCAAGCTCTGGAGTCATGTATATATCTTATTCTTATAAATATAATATTATTATATCATATTTTTATTAAAAAGTCAAGCTTTTTTTGTGGTTTTTCTTCGCCTACCTGAAGCAGTGACAGCATGTGCTATTCTTTTTGGTCCTGTCTTACGTCTTGCTGACGAAGCTTTTTCAGCTTTAGTCATTTTAGCAGCAACGGCTTTAGGTCTACACGAAGGATAAGGACGCTTAGACTTAGTAGCAGACTTACGTCCACAAGGTTTACCAGTCTTAACGTCTACCCAGTCTTCCTTAAACCACTTCTTAAGGGCTGCACCTTTTTTACTTTTTCTTACGGCCACTTTTGTTACCCCAGTTCTTAGCGCCTACCTTACGGCATTTAGCTACAGCACCAGAGGCGTATGCAGAAGGCCAGACTTTGTATCTAGACTTGACCTTACGTGCACAAGCGTCGTTTGCTTTTTTAGTAGCCTTTCTTTTTGCCGCCACGTTTCTTCTTTCCTTTTTTATGAGGTTTACCACATGCCATAGTTAGCTCCTTACCATTTTTTACACGACCAGTATCGTGCTGTTAGTTTACTAGGTGGGTTTGTGTCACACTTGTGACGTGCTCTAAACGACTTACGTCGTGCTGGTTGGTTCTTTTTAATCTTCATCTTGGCATCACCAAAACGAATAGTTTTAGTCTTATCGCCTTCTTTTGCTACTACTACAAACTTCTTAGTCGGATGATTTGGTGTCCGCTTTGGTTTGTTGTACCCGCTTACCCCTGCCCGTGCTAGTTTTGGATCCTTGGACTTTGGCATTACTCAGTTCCTCCAGTTGTTGGTCCAATTGCGTTAAACGGTCTTGGAGAGGTTTGATTCGCTGGTCGATTAGGTTGAGGAGGGTTTCCATCTCTCGCTGTGTCATTAACATTGTTTTTACCTTCTATTGCTTTTTCTTTAAGGAGAGCATCAGCAACGCGCATACGTCGTTCAAACTCTTTATCTTCTTGATCACCTTCTTTAAGGTTTCGGGTGATAGCATTAATTTTATCAATTTCAACTTCTTGAGGCACAGCCATAGCCTCAGCAGTCAGCTTAGTAGCGCGAGCTTGTGACTCTTGAGCCTGAGCAGACAGTGCTGCTGTTTGTGACTGCTGGAACTGTAGCTGTGCTTGTTGTAGTGCTTGAGCTGCTTGTTGTGCTTGCGGGTTAGGCTGCATAGCTTGTTGCATTGCCGCGATAAGTTCTTCACGGTTAGACAAGTTCATGTTGTCAATAATGCTTTGGATCAGGGTGTTGTACAGAGGTGACTGTCGATCCATAGTCTGTAACAACTGTACAAGTTGAGTGACTTCATATTCACGAGCAATAATACCTAGAGTACTACTAGCGTTAAACTTGTAGTCAGCTACAGGGTACGACTCAGGATCAAACTGCATGTAACGATACGCAGCTTTCTTGACAAATGGAATCAGGAAGGACTGCTGGAAGTTAATCAGTGTCCGTTTGTGACGTTTAATAATAGCGCCAAGAGACATACTAATACCAGCGGCAGTAGCCTCGCCGTTAACCTGACCTGCAATTCCTGCTGAGTCAACTGCTCCTGTTGCTTGCTGTACCATCTGCTGCAAGGCTCCGGCCTGAGCAAAAGTGATTTGGCTAACTTGACCAAAGTTGAAAGGTTGAAGAACTTCACGAGGATCTCCACTTGTTAAAATCATCTTACCGGGACGTACTTCTGGCTTAGCGCCACGGGGCATACGAGTAGCATCAATAGCCATCATAGGATGAATGGTTAAGCTTAGTGCGTCAATACGTGCGCGTAGTTCTGTGTCAAGTGCTTTCTGACTGTTATAACCTTTTTCACATACACCACGACCCCAGAAGCGACCGGGTACTACGTCCCAAGGAAACGCTACTACAGGACGATCCTGCATCATGTAAGGGTTAGCTTCAGCCTTAAGCAGTATACCGCCGTTAGCAATTACTACAACGGCTTCTACGTACATGCTTTTATTATCTTCTAGGTCTACGTCTTTTAGTAGTTCTTTTGGTACTAGTCCATAGTATTTAGTAAGACGAACCTTATCGTCATTGTATATAGTTAAGTCTTGATCAGGCTCCAAGTCAGTATCAGGAGCGGCAGAACCAACATACACGTCATTGTATACTCCTTGTTCTTGTAATAATTCTACTTGATGTCGGCTAACAAACTCATCTACAGCGACACCCATAGCATCATCAACAGAAGTAGCAACAGGATCAATTAGGAAGTTCTGAGGTAGTACAGGCTTAAGTTTTACTTTTACTCGTTCGGTAATGTTTACTCCTACTGCTTGTAAGTCTCCACCCATAACAGGTTGAGTAGCAGGAGCCATTTCCTTTTCTTCTTCTATTACAATCTCACCAATGCCTGTACCAAACACAGCCGCGTTAATAAGACATTCAGCAACGGACTTTCGTACCATTGTGTTTTCAAAGTCTTCTGTTAGTTTATTACGTAAAAACAATACGTCTTGTTTTTCTGTGTCACCTAAGTTATCACTAACGTCAAACCACTTACCTCTACCAAAGGTAGCTTCTTCTAGTTCTGCTACATTAGACTCAACTGCTTGCTGAAGTGCAGGAGAAATAATACGGGAACGCTCAGAGCTACGCTCACTGTCAGCAGGATCCCATTGACCACGCCATAATCTATAGTATTCGTCAAACTTTTCTTCGTAGTTACTTTCGTAATAATCCCTCCAATCTTCACATTTAGTCATTACCCATTCTTCAATAGACTCTTCAATCATCAATGGGTCTTGTTCGTATAGTTCACTCATATCAGTATCCTGCTACAATATCTAAAATTTCAGGCTCATCAAAATCTAGTTGGTCAATACCATAAGGAACATTAGCTAACTGATCAACGTATGCTAGTGCATCAACTAAGTCATCATGAGTTAAAGGATCAGGAAACTGAAACAGTTGATCTAAGAATCGGCTATTCCATTCACCTTTGTTAAGTGTAATAAATCCGTTTTCAAATCGTCCTTGTAACGCCCACATTACCCTGTCTGTTTTCTTTTTATTTCCATGAGTCAGTTCTTCTACCCTAAAGAACATACCGTAACGCTTTTGCATGTCCATTAGAGGTGACATGACGGCTTGTTTAGCAATACCTCTCTCGATTCCCACCGACACGGGACGGTAATCTCTAACGGCCTGAAATATCTTAGCTGCTGTTTCGTCAAGTGTCCATCGACCGTATATGATATTGTCAACATACCAACCATGCTCACTGACCTTAACCACGGCAATCGCTGTTTCGTCAAGCTTAGAGTTCTTAGTTTTCTTTTTGTTGACTTCTTCGAATCCTGCCAAGTCAACTGCAATGTAGTAATCTCCTACTTCAGGTTCTTCGTCGCTAAAAGATACCCAGTCCTCTTTAAACATTTCCGAACCACGAGCTTCAAACGACGCCATAAATTCTTGACGAAACGCATAAGAAGACATAGACCTTTTTGCAATATCAATTTCAGACGAATCCAATAAGGGGTTATCGTACGACGTAAAGTGCCAAGCTTTGTACGTAGGGTCGTCATCCAGTTCTGCATATTTGTATAACTCATAAAAGTGATTCCTTCCCATTGGTGTACCGATAAACATAGCACACCCTTTTTGGTCAGCCAGTGCAGGTCTCAGGATCTGCTCAAATACCTCTGGCTTCATGTCAGCGTACTCGTCCATTACTAGAAACTTGAGGCTGACACCTCGCATTGTCTCTGGTCTGTCGGCACCTTTGAGACTGATGGTAGCACCGTTGACAAGCTTAATTTGCAAATTATTAATGTGACTACCACTAATAACGGGGTGGCCCAGTTCCAGCAAGGTTTGCCACATGATGTCTCTGGCTTGTCCCTGAGTAGGTGCGACGTAAAATACATGACCTCTATCCGCCTGTAGTGCGTTAACAATTAGCATCCATGCTGCTAACCTAGACTTACCAGTACGTCGCCCAGCAGCTACTATTTTAAATCTTGTGTCGTCTGCCCAGACCTCTTGTTGCCAAGGCAGTAGTTCTATATTAAGATCCACTAATACGTCCACATAACAGGAGTAGTGCCCCTAGTATCGACGTGGATAAAATCAGAAGCAACACCAATGCCTGTAAAGCCAAGCTTAAGAGCAGCATTGACAAGCTTAAGGCGATCAGCAGCGTTTGTTATTTTTATGTCCGCTGCGATCCCTTGGGCATGTGTGCCGGGTACGTCTTTCTTTTTTTCTATGGGGTGCATCGTTGGATGCCGATACCCACTTGTTATTACGAAAGGAAAACCACAGTATGCCCGTAACTCGTCTAACTTCTCTAGGAACTCCATTTCCATGTTATTGGTGCCGGAGACTTGACAGTCAAACTCTTCTCGCGTAAAGTAATTAAGACTCATCTTCTACTACTTCTCCTTCGATGACCTCAGAACCGCCCACGTCAACAGCACCAACACCACTAATATTGATTTGTATAGCACTGCGACCGCCATCCTTGACAATATCCTTTTCAAATGCAGCAACAGGAAGAATTCTATCCATAACTAACTTCCACGCTGCTGACTGATTCTTATGTTCTGGGTCTAATGCTGCATCAA